AACAAACTGAGGTTTATACGATAACCAATAAAACAACGCCGTATGAATAACCGGCCGCAGGAGGAAACGTGTTAACAAAGGGGATTGCCGCCCCCACCACCAGGTAAATTCCGGTGAGGCCCAGTGTGTGTCTTTTCAGAGGTTAATAACTCTCCTATCCCAATCGGGAAGAAATCTCCACAATGAGCCCGTAACGGGTTAAGTTCCTCAGAGAACAGATCTAGTGCAACAAAGTAGGATCCGACCATGAGCTGAAGAAGGCCGGAATATGCATTTGATCTAAACTGGTCCATGAGCAAATAAGTTTCTCAAGCCGAAGCTGTTGATCGAAAGCAATACCAAATTTCGTCATATATATCCATCTCTCAGACATGCCGATACAAGGTTTAGGCAACTGTTGAGGTTTGGAAAAGAATTCAGAGTAAGATCGCAATAAATGACGCGACCAAAAACGACGATTAGGCTCTTCGGAAACACTGCCCTGACCGAGCAATTGACTAACTTTCCAAGCAAGAATAGCGACGATAGGTGTGTGGCGGCCAGTGCAATAAAGAGATAAGGCTTTGGAACGGAGTAATCTTTTCAAAGTGCGAGGTCGAGCATTCAAATAAATTGCAGTGCAGGTATAAAAGAAACGCACAATATTACTAGGGTTAACAACAACACGTAAACTAATGGGATCAAAAACATTACCGCAAAAGCTAGTATGAGATAAGTCCTGGCCGTATTGAATCTTGATATTAAACCCCAAATCCCGAAAATGCGCAGCCTGAAGACATTGACTCTGCACACCGATTAAGCCATCATCACCTTCAACAAACGCAGCATATCGAACGTTAGGAAAATGTTTAGCCATCAAAAATTTTAAATTCATTAAATTTGAAAAACCATTGCCGAGCGACGTCCACATTTCACCGGACATACGCGAACCGACAACATGGGCTAGAAAGTGTTTATTAACAAGTTTATTAACACGAGGTGTGTTCTTGGGAAATTCATAAGATTTTTCAATAATATTTAGAACGTCGGGATTGTTGGCAAGCATATATCGAAATAAAACGCGTTCAACAGCAGCAGTATAATCAGGCACAAAGCCGGCTTCAAAAGAAGAATAATCAGTTTCAACAATGTAAGGGTAATCTCGCAAAGGAGACAAACGTTTGGGCTGCTGTTCAACGGGAATTCTTTTAACAAAATTAGGCAAATCATAAACGAGATCTTCAATCATTTTAATATAGGGTCCGACGCAGGAT